AATGTTCTTGAAGTTCTGTGATTCGGAAACCGGATTCATATTCTGGCCCTCTTGCTAGGCGTGCGGTCATGCACAGCCCACATATCGTTAAGTGTCACCGTGTTCTCTGGCCCCACAATCAGCGGTTTAGCCTCTGGCGCTGGGGGCTTGTCAGCGACCTCACTCCATGATACCGCAACCATACGGAAGGCGTCACTAGGATGAGATGAAAAGTCATGGCGAGGTGACTGTCTGAAAGCCTTTTTATCCTCGTCGTACTCGCGTTGGTACTGGCGCAGCGCCTCTATGCCGTCGCTACAACGCTCGGCGTCAAACCACACACGCGGCAGCATCATGCGTACCGCTTGGATACCGTTCTGCACGCCAATGTCGGGAACCACAGCGAGGTTGGCGATGTCTAGTTGCGCGGCTAACTGCTCCACGATGCTCTTGCCGGTCTGCAAGCTCTTTGCTTTTGCGTCGTGAGGGAGAAAAATCCCTTTGGGGTTGACCAGGTACGGCCTCGACTTCACCCAGTCGATGTAGAACTGAATCGGCTGGTTGTCGTCCTCCATGAAGTCAACAATTCGCGTGCCGTCGCGGGTGTCTTGCCAGCCCCACCAGCTGCAGGAATCGGTGAACCCCAAGTCAGCCACTAGGTTCACTGGGAACGCCGGATCGACGGGGTGCTTGCCGATGCGGCCCTCGTTGTAGGCCTCGCCAATTTGCTTTGCGAAGTAGGCGCCTGGCACGGCAGCGTCAAAGCTGCACTCGTACTCGACCGCAAACGCGTCCTCAGTCATCTGAGCCTTGGCGTCGCGCAATTCATCAGGGTGGATGATTCCTGTTTTACTGGCCGGCAGCTCAAGCAGCATGTGCGTGCTTGGGTTCATCCGCGCCTCTTCGCGCAGGTTCCAAAACATGTTCTTGCCCGCGGGCGTGCCGGCAAAGATGGCCCAGCCGCGGCGGTCGGAGAGCGCAGGCCTCAAAACCTTGTACCAAGCGCTCGGTCTGATCTGGCCGACCTCGTCCAGCACAACGCCGTCAAAGTACATACCGCGCAGGGCGTCGTAGTTGTCGGCGCCGGCGACGTAGATCGTTGACTCACCGCCGTGGCCGTTGTTGATCGTGATCTTGAGCTCTGACTCGTTGGGCGGCTTGCTCCACATCGGACGCGTCAGGTCCTTGAGGTATGTCCAGGCAACGCGCTTGGCCTGGTCACGCTGGGGCGCCATGTACGCGAACTGGGGTTTTGGCAGCGCCGTCTCAAGCGCCCCGATCACCAGGTCAGCGCACATCGCCACCGTCTTGCCGCAGCGCCGGTGAGCGACGACGCAGACCCAGCGCTTGTCGCGGTTGTGCAATGGCGTGAAGACACTGCGGGGGACGTACTCGTTGAGGTTCACTTGGTGAGCCTCTCGAGCTCGCGGTCAACGTACCAGCGGGCCTACATGCGGGAATGGGATGAAAAGACACAAACGTACCGCAACAGACCCAAGCACGATCAGCACTCACACGCGTCTGATTCGTTCAGATACCTGGCTCTTGCTGCGCGTCCAGTGTCGAGAAAATCTACACGCGTTACTACAATCTCATCACTGCCCAAAGGAAGCATGAGCTACGCCTTTGCACTTAATGACATTTGGGACTGCCAAGCGGTGCAGTCTGGAAGGGTTGGATGATGAGCACCACAGCATCGATTAACAGCGAGAGCGATTTCGCAAACACGCCAAACGGCCTGGCTCAAAAGTGGCAGACCGAGATTCAGGCTTCGCAGCAGGAGCTGCTGAAGTTTCACCAAGACGCGAACCGCATCACGCAGCGCTACCTGGACAAGCGCGACGCGTATGCGAAAGACGAGAGCAAGGTCAACTTGTTCTGGTCAACGATGCAGGTCTTGCTGTCCATGCTCTACGCCCGGCCACCCAAGGCTGACGTTGCGCGCTCCTTCCAAGACTATGACGACGACGTTGCACGCGTCTCCGGCACGATGCTGCAGCGCATGCTCAACCGCGCTTTTGACGACAACGTCTCTGCGTGGGACTCAGCAGTGCGTCAAGGCATTGAGGACTGGCTGGTGGTCGGCTGTGGCCAGATCTGGTTGCGTTATGAGGTCGAGACCGAGGACTACGAAGTCCCTGCGGTGTTTGACGAGTACGGCCAAGAGTTGAGCCCTGCCCAAGAGGCCACACGCATCGTCAACGAAGACGCCCCTTGCGACTACATCTACTGGGAAGACTTTTTCTATTCCCCCGCCCGCACATGGCATGAAGTGCGCTGGGTTGCGCGTCGCGTTTTCATGACGAAAGACCAGCTAGTGGCTCGCTTTGGCGAAAAAATCGCTGCGCAAGTACCGCTGGGCAACTACAGCAAGAAAGATCAGGTCAACGACCAGTCACCTAAGCATGACCCTTGGAGCAAGGCCGAAGTTTTTGAGATCTGGTGCAAGGAAAAGCGCAAGGTCTACTGGTACGCCAAGAGCTGCGACATCATCCTGGACGTCAAAGACGACCCACTGGGTTTGGACGGTTTCTTCCCATGCCCGAAACCTCTGGCCGCGAACGTCACCTCGAGCAACTTTATGCCTCGAGCCGACTACATCTTTGCCCAAGACCAGTTCAATGAGCTCGATGAGATCAACACCCGCATCACTTGGCTCACGCGTGCAGCCAAAGTGGTGGGCGTTTACGACAAGAGCGCCGAGGGCATCCAGCGCGTGTTCAACCAAGGCTCTGAAAACCAGATGATTCCCGTGGACAACTGGGCGATGTTTGCTGAGAAGGGCGGCATCAAGGGCCAAGTGGATTGGATTCCAATTCAAGAGGTCGTCAACGCCATCGATCACCTGCGCGTGTACCGCCAGGACAAGGTCACGCAGATCTACGAGGTGCTGGGCATCTCCGACATCATGCGCGGCAGCTCCAAGGCCTCTGAGACCGCGGCTGCCCAGCAGATCAAGGCTCAGTTTGGCTCAACGCGTATTCAGCTCAAACAGTTCTACATCGCTGACTGGATCACGCAGGCGTTGCGCATCAAGGCAGAGATCATCTGCAAGCACTTCCAGCCCGAGACGATCATCAAGCGAAGCAACGTTGAGCGCACGCCCGATGCACCGCTGGCAATGGCCGCCGTTCAGCTTTTGAAGGACGAGGAAATGAACGAGTACCGCATCAACATTGAGGCCGACTCAATGGCCGCGATGGACTGGGCGGCTGAGCGTGATGCAGCCGTGCAGTTCATGCAGGGCCTTGGAGCGTTTATCTCTCAGGTGGCGCCGATGGCTCAGTCTGTACCAGCTGCCGCACCAGTCCTGATGTCTTTGCTCCAGTGGAGCGTTTCCAAGTTCCGCGTCAGCACCCAGATCGAGAGCGTTCTCGACCAGGCGATCAGCGCACTCAAGCAGCAGGGCGTTCCCGAGCCAAAACCCGATCCCATGCAAGACGCGGAAATTGCCGAGAAGCAAGCTGGCGCCGCACAGCGCATGGCCAAGGCCAAAGACACCAACATGGAGGCGACTGCCAAAGAAGCTCAATTGCGTGCGATGGGCATCTTGCAGCCACAACCCCAACTGCCACCGGCAGCACCCCAAATGCCGCAGGTCGGCGGTCCCATGCAGTGAGGTAAGAGATGGAAAAAGCAAACGAATTTGCGTCGCTACTGGTCAAGTCACGCTCACTGGGCCATGTGGCTCACTGGGCCACAGACAGCTACTCCAAGCACATGGCGCTGGCCTCGTTCTACGAGGGTCTGGGCGAGCTCATGGACGAGTTTGTCGAGCAGTACCAGGGCTACTACGGCGAGCGCATGAAGGTGGAGATCCTGACGTGCGACCTAGACGACGACGTTGCCGGCGAGCTTGAGGAGCACATGGAGTGGATTGAGCGCTACCGCTACGAGGTCTGCGACAAGGATGAGACAGCGCTGCAGAACGCGATTGACGAGATCGTTGCTCTGTACCAAACCACGATTTACAAACTCCGCATGTTGAAGTGAGGAACGAATGACCAGACGCCGCTGGATTCAAGATAGAAAAACGGGTGAGCTGATTGAGATCACCGACGACTACCAACCTGAGCTGCGCACCGACTCTGGCGCCCTGTGGGGCGACAGCAGCTACGCGGGCATGAAGGCGCCCGATGGAACTGACATCTCCTCGCGCACAAAGCATCGTGACTACATGAAGGCCAAGGGCCTCACAACGATGGACGATTTCACAGGATCTTGGGCGAAAGCCAAAGAAAGCCGCGAACGGTACATGACCGAGGGCGGTTCATTTAAGCGTGCCGACATAGAGCGCGCAATTCATAAACTTCAAAACAGGTAATAAGCCATGTCAGAACCCACGACAACCATGCGCGACGCCCTTGAGGCCGCGTTCGAGAAAGCAGACGAGCCGCTACAACTCGCGCCAGCATCCGAGGCCGCACCGGCTTCAGAGCCGGTCGCGTCGAGTGAGCCCGTTGCAACAACCTCTGAGCCAGCATCAGATCCCGCCGCAACGCAGGATTTGAATGCACTTTCTGAGGACAAGCCTGCCGATAACGAGCTCGCTCAGCAACCGGAAAGAGACGAGCAAGGAAAATTTAAGAAACCCGAAGGTGTTCAGGCTGGACCCAAATCTCAGCCGCGTCAGCCAGGTGAAAAAGCGCCAGCTTCATGGCGTCCTGACATTCGCGAGCACTGGGGCTCACTACCTGAGCCTGTGCGTGCTGAGATCCAGCGCCGCGAGACCGAAGTGGCACGCACTCTTCAAGAAACCTCCGAGGCACGCAAGACTGCCGAAGCGGTGATGAAGACGATCGAGCCTTACCAGGCATTTATCAAGGCCGAGAACAGCAACCCCTTGCAGGCGATTGACAACCTCATGGGCACTGCGGCGCGTCTGCGCACCGGCACGGCGCCCGAGCTCGCGCAGCTGGTGGCAGGCATCGTCAATCAGTTTGGCACTGGCCGCTTTGGCAATGGCTTCATCGAGATGCTTGACAGCGCCCTAGCTGGCCAAACACCGCGCCAAGACCCCCAGCAGGTCGCAATGGAGCAGGTGCTCAACCAGCGTCTGGCGCCCATGCAAAACATGCTCACGCAGTTCCAGCAGGCTCAGCTCCAACAACAGCAGCAAGCCTCGCAGGCCGCGCAGAGTGAGGTGTCCACATTCTTGGACCGCGCTGAGTTTGGCAACGATGTACGCGAAGACATGGCCGACATCATCGAAGCGGCTCAACGTCGCGGCCAAAACATGAGCTTGCAGGATGCTTACAAGAAAGCCTGCCTGATGAACGACAACGTTCGCTCTGTGCTTTCCCAGCGCGCCAAAGCTCGCGGTGCACAGCAGACAACGACTGCCGCACAGAAAGCCAGGTCGGCTGCCGTGCAGGTTTCCGGCTCCGCGCCAATGGGCGCCTTGAGGCAAGAAAGCACCGATGTGCGCTCTGCAATCGAGGCGGCCATCACAATGACCTCAAGGT